CGCACAATGGCGGGATCGAGTTTTCCCTGGCGGGCTACGCCGGGAGTTTTGATTTTGATGCTGTTCGTTTTTCTAGCGGGCGGGCCTGTGGAGTGCAGCGTGGACCTCAATCTGGTGGATGAAATCGTCAACGAGGCCTACAACTCTCATCATACGTATTCAATGCCGCGTCATCAACAATTAAGGGCGGACCAGGACGAAAGTCTTGACGATAAAAGTGATGAGGATGTTGGTTTGCTAGAGGAAGAGGAGCCTCCTGTGGAGATCCTGTCACTACTCGGAGTTGAAGATGCCCCAGCAGCGGCCCCACCCCCTCCAGATCCTGCAGCGATGGCCATGGCCGCAGCCGCGACTGAGAATATGCAAAAGGGCCAAGAAAAAACGGATAAAAAGATCTCTGAAGAAGGCCGAAAGCACGCGAAGCGCGAAGAATGGAGAGCACGACAAGCAGCAAAGCTCGTCAAGATCACTGCTAATGCCGACAAGCAAATCGCATCCGAGGCCAAGCAGAAGGCCGATATTCTGGCCAAGAAGACGGAAGCCGATGCTGAGGTGAAGTACAAGCAGGAAAAGATCGAAACAAAGGTGGCGAAGGTCAAGCAGGATGCCATGGACCGCTCAGCCCAGCTGCTGGCCAAGAATGAGAAGATTAAGGAAGACATGAAGGCGAAGCTCGCAGAAATCAAGGAGGCATCTAAGGAGGGTGACGAAAAGATGATGGAGAAGGTGAAGCTGTCCGTGGCAAACAACCAGCTGGAGGTTGAAGCCCAGAATACTCTCGAGCTCGCGAAGACTAAGAAGGCCGAGGATGACGAGCAGAAAGCGATCAAGGATGAGCTCAACATCAAGGAGAAGGAGCTGGACGATGAATTTGCGGCCGATCGGGCTGCACGGGACAAGGAGTTGCTAGACAAGAAAGCCTTCAAGGACGGGCTGCTCGCCAAAGATAAGGCTGCGCAGGAGAAGTTCAAGGCCATGGACGCGGCCCAGCAGCAGGAATTCCTCAAGAAGGAAGACAAGGAAAAGGCCACCAAGGAAAAGCTCAAACAAGACGATGTCAAGGAGGCTGCAGAGAAGAAAAAAGGATTCGCGAAGTCGCCAGGCGCCCGCAAGGTGCGGCGGCTGCAGCGACGACAGGAAAGGGAAATTAACCAACTGAGGCATCAGGTGACGCGCAACAGCCGCCGGGAGATAAAGAAGGATACGACCAATCTGTTTGGGATGTTGCACTACTCAAAGACGGGCATCTCCAACCTGCTCAGAGGCCAGCTCAAGGCCCTCCGCCGCGAGAAGCGGGAGCGCGAACACAAGGACGCCCCTGCAGCCAACCACCTCATCGCAGATGCGTGGGGGTATGCGGTAGAGGCCCCAGACGCCAGACTGCCCCAGGACATCCTGCAAGCGCAGGGGACCCCCAGCGCCGTGGCCGGCCCTGTGATCGCACTGGAGACAGACACCCCTTCGCCCCTGCAGAGGGCGTGGGCCGAGGCCTATGGGAATGCATCCCCGCAGGCTCCTAAGGAGCAGCAGAATGATAGGGAAGCCCCCACTAAGGAGACCAAGGGAGCCTTCGCCGAGGCACTTGGGGTAAGTGCTGCGGCCCAAGAGCAGAAGCGTGAGGGTGATGAGGCACACCGCAGGCTGAGTGAGGCATGGGCCTCGGCGTTGGGAAAGGAGTCTACGAAGGAAAAGCAAATGGAAGACACAGTGTTGAGTGCATCCAAGGTGCACTTCCCTGGCGACGGGGGCCCTGTCACAGATCAGAGAGAGAACCTAAGG